ATCTACATGGTGAGCAAGACTTTGTAATTTTTGAAGTCGAAAAGCAACATGGGTATATTCAGGTCTATGCCAACCAAGTCATGACTTTGTTAAATCACTATGTCGTTAATCCAATCAATCTTGACAGAGCGACAGGCTCAACTGCTTTAAGTCGATTCACTGGAAGCATCACTCGTGATAATCCATTCTCGTTCTTCTCAGATATTGACGACAGACATACCTTCAATACCGATACTAAGAACGCTATGGAAGTTTTGACCAAGGATAAACACTCTATTCTTGGTCAGTGGGGTGGTGATTTAGTCAGACATGGTTATCAGGTTCGACTCTTAAAAAATGGCGGTTCAGAAAATGAATCGCTTTTTATGTACAAGAAAAACCTATCTAGCTACCAACATAAGACATCTACTAAATCTTTAAAGACTCGTATCACTTTCAAAACGACTGTAAAAGGTGAGGGAGAAAAAGCCGATGATAAGCATTATAAAGTAGTTGTCGATAGCCCCTTAATCAACAAATACAGTCAGATTTATGAGGATGTTGTAGAAGTCAATGACCAAGATGTTAAGGATGAAGCAAGCCTTAGAGAGTATGGCAAGCAGTATTTCAGAACTAGCCTATGTGACTTGATGGAAGATAGCCTTGAAATAGATGTTGTTGGTCAGAGTGATGTACCTGTCCAGATGTTTGACGTAGTAAGTGTCTACCATGAAACATTTGATTTGGATGTAAGGAAGAAAATAACTAAATATACCTACTCACCGATGGCTAAGAAATTAAAGAGTATTGGTTTTGGTGAATTTAAATCTGGACTTGCACATGCGATTGGGAATGTCGTGAGTGATGCTGTGAAGAATGAGACCTATATCTTTGAAGCTAGACTTGAAAAAGAAATCAAGAATGCTGACTTAGATTTTGACCGTAAAGTGAAAGGTATCAAGGATGAAATCACTGATGGTATCGAACAAGCTAAGGCTGTTGCTGAAGAAAATAAGAAGAAATTATCTGAAGAAATCAACAGACGGTTCCGGGAATTCAACCCATCAGGCTTTGAAGAAACTAAAGCTAAAGCAGAAGAAGCACTGCGAAGAGTCGGGGCAAATGCTGATCTCGTTGAGGGAGCGAAACGAATTGCTGACAACAATACTAGAGATTTAAATGCATTTAAAATCTCGACTCAAAAAGAACGTGAGAAGTTATCAGACGAGTTAAAGCGCTACTCACGAGAAGAAGCTGAGAATAAATTGACAGAAATCAGGGAAGTCTTAGCTAGTGACTACGTTTCGAAGAGAACCTATGTTGAAGATGCGGAAGGGACACGTCAACGACTCGAAGCTATAACACAAGACAACAAGTCTAAGTTAGCGGAGTATAAACAAACAGTCGATGGTCAATTCACAAATCTATCTAGTCAGATTGCTGACAAAGTGGACAGATTGGATTTCCAGCAAGTCAAAGAAACCTCATTGATTTATGAACGCATCTTAGGTAGGACGGACTCAAACGTTGCTTCAAACATTGCCCGTATGGCCTTGACCTCAGAATTATTTGAGGTTGAAGTAGGTAAGAGATTTAGTAACCTGACAAATCTATTTTATGCGCCTACAAAGATTCCAAAATATATTTCTTCAGTCGCTACAGATAAGCATTTAGAACGTGTTAGCTGGGGTGACCATGACGGAATACGAATTAACTACACTGACTCTATGTCTGGCTGGTTAGGGGTTCGGTTTCCTCTGACAAAGAAATTTGTAAAACAAGGAGAGAGTCTTGGTTATCGTATCGAGATTGCAGTAGACAAGGTGCCACGAGACGGCAGGGTTTTAATTCAGTTACTAGATAACACTCCAAATCTTGGGATGTACTACAACTCTCAAATTTTACTAAAGAAAACTGGCAATCAGGTTTTCACTGGCTATTTAGACATCCCATATACTGGAGAATTGAATGAGTATTCAATCAGGTTTACGTTGACGAGCCCAGGAAATATCGTTATCCATAAGCCAATGGTTATCAATCAACGTTTAATTCCTAATGAATTCGTGGATAGTACAGACTACAATAGTGAGTATAATCGAGTGACTATGTCCTTGATGAAAGATAGTTTTGCCATCAAGGCCTTGAATAGTGCAGGAGATATCATTGCTGGAATTAACGTAGGTGCCAACGGTAATAACCGCATCGTAGGCAAAGCTACGCATATAACAGGGGATACCTTGATTGACAATGCAGTTATCAAATCGGCCATGATTGATAAACTCAAAACTGCCAATTTCGAAGCTGGTTCAGTCACTACTACTATTTTAGGGGCAAACTCTGTTACAGCTGACAAGGTACTTATGGACCAAGCTATGGCTCGAAAATTTGTATCTAACGACATATTCACGGATACTTTAGCTGCTAAAACCGCATTTATCAATAAGCTTCGGTCTGTAGTTGTAACTGCAACCTTACTAGAAGGTTATAAGGGGCGCATTGGTGGATTCCAAATCGGCACTCACGATAAAGACCCATCTGTGTATTGGCTAACTGGTACTAACCAATTCGCAGTTGGTATGAGTAATGGTAGCTCTGGTTGGGGCCAAACAGCACTTTGGGTCAACTGGGGAGATAACTGGAATAAAGCAGGTGATTATGCTTGGTTTGTTAAACGTACGGGAGAGATGTTCTGTTATAACAAAGCGCAATTTTGGAATACACCCGTGGTTCATGGCAATTTAATTGTGACAGGTCATATTTTTTACGACAACAGACAATCTGGCGGTAAGGCAGGCCATTGGGTGTCTTCCGAAAATTACTCGCGTATTGATCCATCAGGTGGTTCGCTTTATCTTTATTATTCAGGAGGAGGTTACGACTGGATACCGATGAACAAAGACGTATCTGACCGTAGATATAAACATAATATCGAAGATAGTAAGGTATCTGCTCTAGAAGTTATCAACCGTCTAAAAACTTACTCATATCGCAAAGAATACGATGGCAAGATTGAAGATATTTCATGTGGTATCATGGCTCAAGATGTACAGAAATACGCTCCTGAAGCGTTCCTTGAAAATCCAGATGGTGCTTATTCATATAACACATTCGTACTCGTTCCTTATTTAATTAAGGCTATTCAAGAACTCAATCAGAAATTGGAGAAAGCAAATGAAGGAAGAAATTAATCAACTAATCATCCGAAATTTAAGTGATGATATCGGATTGAAAGCAAGTGATGCAGCGACTTATAAAGCTCTGTATGAAATCACACAAAAACAACTCAATGAAATTTTAAATCTCATTGAGTCAAATGAAGAGTTAAAAGCAAAATTTGAAGAAGTGAAAGGAAAAATGACAAATGGCAATCAATAACTATGAACTAGCAAGCAAGCCTTATACACGAGGCTTCGGCGACAATATCAAGACAGTGGTTGAAATCCGTCTGTCAGAAGGTAACCGTTACAGTACCAACATGCGTGAATTGGCTGGTGACCGTACACAAGAAAATGAGGATGTACTTATCCAGGCGGTTCTGGATATCATTAAATCTGAATTGGATCCAGGAAGTGCAATTGTCAAGGCTCAATCTAAAATCGAGCAAACCGTACAGAAACTTACCCAAACTGAAAATAAGCAGAACGAGTTACTTGAAATCACTGAGAAAATCAATAAGGTAGTTCGTGTTATGGCTCAAGATTCAATTATGGGTGAGAAAATCGCTTATGGTACTACTTATAAAGAACTCGTTGAACTCTTCCCGCTTGCTGAGGAAGGTAAGGTTTATCAGCCGGGCGATATGTTTGTGGTTGAAGATCCTGAACACGCTGAATTAAACGGCGAGGGCAAGCGTATCTTGATTCAGACAAATCAGGCTTTCACTTACAAAGGCGAATCTCTCAAACAACTTGAAGGTGGACCATCTCAAAATGGCCTTCTTGCAATTTGGAAGTGGGAAGGACAAAAAAACGAAAGCGAGCTTGAAACCAAGCCAGTCGCACGATAGAAAGAGGGGGAGTTATGGCATGGTCAGAAGCGTTTGAGAAATTAATACACGCTATCACACAACTAGCACCCACAATCGGAGTAGTGGCCACTGGCTGGTTTGGAATGAGAGCCAGTAAAGCTGGAAATCTCAACAAGGAACAATTCAAGGAACTTAAAAGCGAATTGAATACTATTCATGTTATCGGAGAAGATAATCAAAAAAATATTATTGAGATTAACAATAAACTAGCAGTTCACGATGAAGCGCATTTAGCTACAATGTATCTACGTTTAGAAAGGGACATCACTACTGCTCTAAAACGTGGATATACTACAGTGCATGAGTCTGATATCATTCATAAAATGCACTCAAGCTATAAGAAGCTAGGCGGGAACGGGCGAATTGATGCCTTGTTTAACAAATACTTAAACTTAGAAATTTCGGAGGAACATACAAATGCAACAGATCAATGAAATTTTACTTAATGGTGCAATCAGCATCCTTGTTATCTTGCTAGGGGTAGCAGTTAAGGCTGTAAAAGAATACCTTATCCAAAAAGGCGGAGAGAAGACAATCAAGATTGTTGAAATCTTGGCCAAAAATGCGGTCAATGCCGTGGAGCAGGTCGCATCAGAAACTGGCTACAAGGGTGAGGAAAAGTTGGAACAAGCACGTATTAAGATTCGTGCTGAGCTTAACAAATACAATATCAGCATGACTGACACTGACCTCGATACATTCGTTGAGTCAGCGGTCAAACAAATGAACGACTCTTGGAAAGGGGAATAATCATGGATATTGACAAAAGCAGGCTAAGAAGCGGACTTCCACAAGTTGGAGTACGACCTTATCGACAAGTTCACGCCCATTCAACAGGAAACCGAAATTCAACCGCACAGAATGAAGCAGACTACCACTGGCGTAAAGACCCTGAACTTGGCTTTTTTTCCCACGTAGTTGGGAATGGTCGAGTGATGCAAGTCGGACCAGTAAATAATGGATCCTGGGATGTTGGTGGTGGTTGGAATGCTGAGAGTTATGCAGCAGTTGAATTGATTGAAAGTCATGCAACTAAAGAAGAGTTCATGATTGACTACAAGCTCTATATTCAACTACTACGTGAACTTGCAGAAGAAGCTGGATTGCCTGTTACTCTTGATACAGACGACCTTGCAGGAATTAAGACACATTACTACTGTACCTATCATCAACCAAATAACAACTCAGACCACGTTGACCCTTATCCATATCTGGCAAAATGGGGCATCAGTCGTGAGCAATTTAAGCACGATATCGAGCATGGCTTGAATGTTGAACCAGGCTGGAAGAAAAACGACACAGGATACTGGTACGTTAAAGAAGATGGCTCTTATTCAAAAGAGAAATTTGAGAAAATCAACGATGTGTGGTACTACTTCGATAATTCAGGCTACATGTTGGCAGAACAGTGGAAGAAGCACAAAGATGGTAAGTGGTACTGGTTCGATAACTCAGGTCACATGGCTACTGGTTGGAAGAAGATTGCTGAGAAGTGGTACTACTTCAACGAAGAAGGCGCTATGCAGACTGGTTGGGTCAAGTACAAGGATACTTGGTACTATCTTGACAGCAAGGATGGAAACATGGTATCTAATGCCTTCATCCAGTCAGCAGATGGAACAGGCTGGTACTATCTAAAAGAAGATGGCTCACTTGCTGACAAGCCAGAATTCACGGTTGAACCTGATGGTTTAATTACTATCACAGATAAATAGCTAAAATAAAAAAATTCAAATAGAAAGAACAAATTAATTATACACACATAAACCGCTAGCTTATGCTGGCGGTTTTTTTGTTTGTTCAAAATAAAAAAGCAGTGACTGAAATCACTGCTTGTCTTTTAATTTATGGGCGTAATCAGTCATATTGATAGCATGCTTTAATCGCATATTCATTATATCTGATACACCATTTTTATATTTATCCACAGCTTGGGTAGATACGCCACAGTTTTTGCTGATAGCATAGGCTGTGGCGTTTTCTAAAAGCCAGCGGATAGCTTCAATATCAACTGACATATATTACCTCATAAAATACCAAATAGCGAATAGGAGTAAAAGAAGTCCAATAATAAATTCAACTTTTTCACG